GACGGCGACCTTGCCTATAAATACGCGGTAGTCTCCGGCTCAATTGGTGGGAACGGTATTCCCTACACGCCGGAGCAGATACTATCACAAATATCAGGCCCCATGCTACCCCTAGGCGTATCGACAAACATGACGTTACCCGTAACAAAGCCCGGAAAGCCCTCGCGCGGGAGCACGTACTGGGGCAGCGCCAGAAAGCACTTAAGAACCTTTGCACAAACTAACGGCCTGACCTGGTCGATCCAAAATGGTGAGATGAGCTTTGTTTCAAAGACTGGCTATGCGCCGGGTGTCTCTGTTGTGCTAACGAGTAAGACCGGCATGATCGGAACGCCTCAGCAAACTGCCAACGGCGTTAACGTCGTATGCCTTATGAACCCGCTAATTAACCCGGGTCAAACAATAAAGATCGATAACAAGTCAATTGCCGGACTCCAGATCGATCAGGGTAACCCGAAAGCGCCGGCAAACGTCGCTCCACCGTTAAGAGACGACGGGGTGTACACCGTGCTAGTCGTCGAAACAACGGGCGATAACCGTGGCATTGACTGGTATTCAAAACTCGTATGCCTGTCGATAAACGCTTCGCAAGCAAACTTAATTAACTCAGTACCTGCAGGATTAGGCTATAGCCTTTAGAGGAATATGGATCCGAGAGAGCTGATAAACGACCCCGAGGAATCAATGCGCGTAGCATTGGAGTCCCACCAAGGAGAAGTGTGGACGGCACTCCCTTGCGTTGTCGTATCGGTAAACTGGACAATGATGACTCTCGTTGCTCAGCCGGTGATTCAAGGCCGCATGATGGACTCTCAAGACAACATCTCTTTTGTTAATCTCCCCGTCCTGCTTGATGTCCCGATCTGCTTTCCTTCGTGTGCGGGTTTCATGATCACGATGCCCTTGGCATCCGGCGACGAAGTCCTGGTGGTGTTCTCTTCGAGATGCATTGATTCTTGGTGGCAAAATGGCTGGTCTCAAGGGACACCGTGCCCGCCGGCTAATTACCGGATGCACGATCTATCCGACGGCTTTGCTATTCCTGGACCTAAATCGGTGCCGAATGTTTTCCCGGCAATTAGCTCTACCGATTGCCAGATCAGAAACAAAGCGGGCACGACTTACGTGTCAATAGGTGCGACAGGCAAGATCGGTCTCGTTTCGCCTAGCGAAATTGACATGACCGCGCCTGCGGTTAAAATAACAGGGAACGTTACAGTTACCGGCACTGTCGCGGCAACATTAGAAATCACAGCCCAGACAGCGACAGTGCCGATTCCTCTTTCAACCCATCTGCACCCAGGAGTCCAGTCAGGTTCCTCGGATACGGGGGCACCGATACCGTGACAGTAAGAGCACTTTCCAACACGGGCGATATGACCTTCGGGAATTCTGCTGGAAATTTCTATAGCAACGTTCCTGCAGCTGTCGGGCAGATCGTGCAAACAAGTCTGCTGCTTTGGATAGGCGAATGGAATTACGACACCTCTCAAGGAATGACGTGGCTTCAGGGCGTACTCGGTAAGCATAATCAGGCGACTGCTGACCTTACGATTCAGGACTTCGTCTTAAATATTACCGGTGTTGTAAATATTGCGAACTTTCAAAGTGTGGACACTCAGAGTGATAGAAACTATCTGGCCACATTCTTACTCAACACCGTCTACGGCCCGACTCCGGTTCAGATTGCAAACTATCCGATTTATTAAGGTGGAATATGGACGTTACAACTTTAGTTTGGATAGATGCGACGGGTTTTCACTACTCCGATTTTCCGTCGTTTCTGACATTTGTTCAGACGTCCTACACAAACATTTACGGCTCTGATACTTATCTTGGTGCGGACTCAATGGACGGTCAGTGGACAACAATCCTGGCTCAAGCTCTTTATGACACCGCAGCTCTCGGCGCTTCCGCGTATGCATCTTTCACGACTGCCACCGCGCAGGGCGTGGGCCTATCTAAAGCGGTTAAACTTATCGGTCTTGACCGTGAGGTACCCACCAACTCGAGTGTGATCTTAACGATCATAGGTACCGCCGGAACTACGATCACAAACGGCATTGCGGTTGATATTTTAAATCAGCAGTGGCTTTTGCCTACGACGGTGGTCGTCCCTACTGGTGGCTCAATCAACGTCACTGCCACGGCACAAAATCAAGGTGCGGTAGCCGCTGCGGCAAACACCGTAAATGGAATCTTTACGCCAACTCTCGGCTGGCAGACGGTCAACAATGCCGCAGCTGCGACGATAGGTGAACCCGTCGAAGAGGACGGAACTCTCAGAGCGCGCGCTGCCGTATCGACCGCTAACCCGTCGCTTACAGTTCTTGAGGGCACCTACGGGTCCATAGCAAACGTTACTGGTGTTGAGAACGTAGCCGTGTGGGAGAACCCAGGAAACACAAATGACGGAAACTCTCAAATACCCCACAGTATTTTTGCAGTGGTTCAGGGCGGGACGCTAGCTGCTGTCGCGCAGGCAATTCAAATTCATAAGACCCCGGGCACGACACCCTGGTCAGGCGGCGGGGCGATTTCAGGCAACAGACAGTCTCAGGTGGTCACCGACTCTAAGGGCGTTCCGATAACAATCGGATTTTATTCTCCGCCCGATCCGGCTGAGATCGGCGTTCAAGTTTCTCTCACCACGGGAACGGGCTGGACTACCGCATTTGAAACAGTAATCGCAGCGCAAATCGCAGCAATCATAAACGACCTGGGAATAGGAGCGGGCCAACAATTTGGTGGGTTTGTCCGAATCATTCCTCTGTATGCTGGCGTCTACGTACCAAACTACGTTCCGAGTATGTATACGGTAAATGGAATCGAGATCCAAATTAACTCCAGCGGATTCGTAACATCCGATATTGCAATCAATTTCACTCAGCTACCCTCTTGTAGTGCCACACCCGGCGTAGACGTGGTGTTCTCGGTATGAGTAATACTGTTCAGGACTACCTCAATTTAATTACCTCGGAATATCAGAATCAGCCGAAGTTCAACGCGACGGTTGCATTTATGGTGGCGGTGCCCGTTCAAGTTCAGACTCTGCTAGAAGAGATGATGACAACTCTTTTTGATCTCGACACCCCGCCAGTGGGCGATCAGCTCGATATCATAGGTGCATGGGTAGGCGCGAGCAGGCAAGTGAACATTCCGATCTCAGGCGTTTATTTTACCTGGGATGCGCCCTCAGCTGAGGGCTGGGATTTCGGCACATGGCAATCTAGCCCGCCAACTTCATCGGTTACCGTTTTACCTGATTCGCAGTATCTGACTTTGATCTTAGCAAAAATTGCGGCAAACAATTGGGACGGAACTACCGAGGGTGCCTACACGATTTGGGACGCATTATTTCCGCAGTTCACGATTCTGATACTTGACCAGTGTAACATGAGTTACGATCTCGCTGTTATCGGCGGCATTGTAGATTCTTTGACCCTAGCCCTGATCACCGGTGGGTATATCCCGCTAAGACCTGAGGGGGTTTTGGTTAATAACTATTTGGTTTCAGTTGACACGAATCCGGCTTTTTCCTGGGATGTGGATACCGCAGACATGAAGGGCTGGGATCAAAGTTCTTGGTTAAAAATAGTAGCACCAACTTGAGGGGTTCATAATGACAGTTACAAATGACTTTTTAACATTCGCAATCGGCTCTGGCGCTAACGTCGAGACACAATCTGTCTACGCAGCGGATGCTGCGCAGCAGTTTGGTCAGCAGCCGGGGCCTGCGGTTTCAGCGTTAAACAATAAAGCATTAAGACAAGCTAATGCTGTCGCATCTCAAGTTGCGCAATTTATAGCGAATCAGACACAAACAAACGTACAAGATAACGGCATACCATCTCAATTGCTTGCGCAATTGACGGCATCGCTGACATTCTTGCCACCAATATTTACTGCGCATCTATCAGGTACAGGAACCCATCAACTGACTAATGTGTTTTTTGTAGCTAGTGCAAACGCAACATCGGGCGCTACATACACTAATAACGGTGCGACGTTCACGGTGTCATCGACTATTTCAGCAGGCACCGTGCTAACCACGACAGGGACCGCAGCATCGACGACCTCCGGAACGCTGACAAAAGCAACAGGAACTGGCGATGCGACGATTACATTCTACTCAGTGAGACTTCCTATTCTTCTAAAATGCGATCTAAGTGCTGGCGGCGGCGGGGGATCCGGTTCAGGAACTGCACCAGGTACGGCTGCGACATCCGGGGGAAATACAACATTCGGAACGAGTCTATTATCTGCAACTGGCGGCACATTGGGAATTTTCGCCGGGGCCGGCGGCGACGGCGGACAGGGCACCATAAACAGCCCAGCTGTCGGTATTGCGATGCAAGCCAATTCCGGCGCGGGGGGCGGGTTCAACCAAGTTAACGTCTATATACCCGGAGGTATCGGAGGCGCCGGACTTTTCCAAGGTGGTCCAATCGGTCCTTCTTATACCAATAGCGGGAACGCCGGCGCGGCAAACTCAGGCTCTGGCGGTGGCGGCGCATCGGCTAGCGGTTCTACTGTCGGAGGAGTATTTTCTGGACCAGGCGGCGGAGCTGGTGGGTGTTTAAGAGCGACGCTCGTAAACCCCTCTAGCGTTGCAATGGAATTTGCCTGGAGTGTCGGCGGCGGCGGTAACGGTGGTATTGGTGGTGGTAGCAACATTCTCGACGGCGGCGTCGGCGGTACCGGGGCTATTTATCTCTGGGAAGAATTTCAATAATGGAACTGCCCGCAAACATCCCCACCAGCTTCTATGTAGCGGTGGGGGTCTTAGTAATAGCAAATTTAGGAACCATAGGTTCACTGCTGTTATTTGTTTTCAGGGCAGGCATGTTCGTGAAAGGTACTAATATGGGGATTGCCGAAGCAAAAGCTGCGGCAGTCAGAGCTCATAAGCGAATCGACAAACTGGAGGAAGTTTGATCAACTTCGATTTAGCTTTCACCTACCTAATCAGAAACGAAGGCATCAAGTATACGAATAACCCGCTCGACTCAGGCGGCCCCACCAAATTTGGTGTGACTATGAAGTCCTATCAGAATTAACTAAGGCGCGCGATTACGACCGATGACATAAAAAATATGAC